TATTTAGAAAGTCTTTAAGATCATTTTGAGATTTGCCATAAATTTGATTGGTTTGTAAACACAATGGATTAGGCACACCATATTTTTCATTGCATATTTTAATGAATCTTTCTCTGAATTCTTCTGTTTGTGCATAATTGGCAACGGCATATCTTTCTAAATTAGTTTTAATTGCTTTGGCTCGTATTTCTTTTAATTGGTGGGGATGTTCCACACCATATTTCTCAATGCAAGTCTTTTTTCTTTTTTCCCAATATTCTTTGGTTTGAACATAACTTTTGGCACCAAATTTTTCATTACAAGTTTCATCTCTTTTCGCTGTAACCTCTGGATTTTGCATTGGATGTTCACACCCATAATTTTTCATAGAGGTGGCAATTTTTTTATTTTCACACTCTTCCGTAAGCGAATAATTATGAACACCGTATTTTTCAAAACAAGTATTTTGTTGTTTGTTTTTTATTTCTTCGTTTTGAAGAGGGCTTTCTACTCCGTATTTTTCTAATAATTTTTCTTTTCTTTTTTTGTGAAAATCTTCACTGTCAAAATATTCTTTAACTCCATATTTTGCAATGTTGGTTTCTTGTTGCTTTTGTTTAAACAATTCAGAGGTGAAAAGGTTGGGAGAACCATATTTAATTACATTAATCTCTTCTTTCTTTTTTTGGGTGCAATCTTTGCCTCCACAACTATCTTTTTTTATGGTTTTGTTTAGTCTTCCTATGCTTTTTTTAACTCTTTGAAAAATTTTTTCACAATAATCACATTGTAGCCAAACTTTTTCACGAATGGTGTAATTTTCATATGGTTTGTCTAGTTTATTTTGTAAAATCATAGTATAATTATATGTTGAATATAATGTTCAATCAAGTGTTATTGGCTTTAGTCGAGGGTGATTGGGAGTATATCCCCGAAACGCATAATTAGGTCCTCACGCCATTGTTTTAAATCATCTTGACCTTGTTGAATCATTCTCGCTCCATTTAATGATCCACCGCCACCTGGACCTGGAATTTGTTGAAACTTATCCCTCATTTCACCAATCATGATTCTAGCATAAGCTAACGCCCCCATTTGCATAGCTTCTGTGACTTGATTCCAATCTTTTTGTTTTTGCAGATAATGAACCATAACTTTTTGTGCAGCAAATGGTGTAGGATATAACTTAATATGTCGCATTGATCCAACCCATTCCCAACCTCCCAAATTAGAAGAAATACGAGAATACATTTGTTCGTATTGTTTGTATAATGTCCACTCGCCCATACGCCCCCATATCGGCTGTATGGGGTCAATTAAGCCGCCTTGTATACTTGCATAGCTACCACCTGGATAAAAATATTCAATAGGAATCGCCCCATCCAGGTCTGACGCCTGGAACGCAAATGTTCCCATCTCTTTATAAAATACATTTCTAATAAGTCCAACATCTGGCGGCATTTCATAAACACTTTTGCCAGGAATTGCTGTAAACACATAATAATCAAAATATTCTCTTGGGCAATAATCTTCGAAAACCAAAAGAGCTTGATCAACTGCCATATCTAATTGTTGCATATCAAGTTCTATAGTTAGAACAGGCGCACCAAGCATAAGAAGAACAAAATCTTTAATTTGTTCTCTAACTTGTTCTCTTTTTTTTCTTGGCCCTAATTCCTTCTTATTAAGAGGATCTGTTGGACCTAAACTTGTTCCACATGCATTTCTGCATGGTTGCCCTGGTTTCGTGGGGGTATTCAACAATATAACATCAGACGAATTCATCATAATGAGTATATATAATTTAAAGTCTAGATAATGGTAAAAGTATGAGTAATTTAATAACATTTAAAGATTTTTTAGCACTCGAAATGGCAATGGGTGATAGAAAAGTATATAACATTCCAATTTTATTTGATGAATCTGACCTAGAATTCTTGCATCAATTCCCAACTATATGTCCTCAAACCAACACGGATATTTGGACTTTAGCTTTAAAATGGAGATATGGAGAGGGTTTATTGCAAGTCAGCGAGTTTTTCTCTGCCAAATGGAGGGGTCAGGGGGGAAAACCAGAAGATGTGGATATGAGTGATTTTCCAGATGAAAGAGAAGTTGTCTTTTATGAATGGAGAGATGTTGGTCCCGTAGGCAATAAGAAAAAAGAAAAAGTATTTAAATTTAATTTCGGTAAAAAGAAAACTGGATCTTTAAGTTTATTCTATAGATTACAAGATAAAGGTGGTCTAGATATGGATCTTACTGATCCCATTCGTAAAGCTGCCGCTAGCGAAGAGGAATTAGATAAATATATAGCAAAAACAAGTAGTGGTCAGTTACATGAGCCTGATGACAGAGATGAACCCGCTCACTTTAACGAGACTGTTACTGCTGCCCAATATCAAGCTATGTTAAGAAATTTAACAGTGTGGGCGCTTGCAAATCAACATAAAATTATAACTCCTCCTCAACAATTTCAAGGACAAGTTCCAGTTGAAAAAGATGTCAATCTCGGTTTAGGCAAAGGAAAAGAATTTAAACTGCCCACAATTAAACAACGTATTGATGCCTATAGCGTAAAAGTTTTAGTGGATCTCAAACAAAAAGGTAGAGTTGGGGCAGAGGGTCCAAAATATACCGCTAAAAGAGGCGAATATGACGTTAAAGCTCACGATATTGATGCACCTGTTTTGGGAAAAGGCAGATTTGTAATTCCTGTCACTGTAGATAGAAGTAAATTCCTCAGAGAATTATTGGGATATGATCCTGATCTCAATTTTGTGAAATTCTTTACACTGCCTTTGCTTGATTCTACTCCTGGGACCGATCCGCAAACTGGCAAGATTAGACCTCCAAGGACCGTAGAAACTTTGAGACACATTCTAGAGACTAATATTGGTCAACTCAATATTAGTAGAAGATGGTTCGAGGAGATTCTTAAAAGAGTGTTGCTATCTCCAAGCATTGGCGAATTAAATATGGGCAACTTGATTTTGGCATTAAATCCCAAATCAGCTATGAGTCAGTGGGGAAGAAAAAAAGCTAATTTGAGAACAGATACAAAAGGAGGAGAAAAAGGAGAGGCTTCTCAAAAGTTAGATAATTCTAATCTTTTATATAATTGGGATTTGTTGTCTGATCAAGATAAAGAAACTTTAAAAACTCCGGTAAATGATGAACAGAGAATGGCTTTAATAAAAGCCGGAAAAAAACAAAAGGCCAAATTAAGCGATCCTGATGCAGAAGAAGAAATTGGGGAGGAAGAAACCCCAGAGGGACTTGCAAAATGGGCTTTCGGATTCTCCCAACCATCAAAAGGAATATCCAGGCAAGGGTCTCAGAATTGGACTGATGCATATGGTTCCGAAAAAGCCGAAGCACTTGGCGATCTTCAAATGCAATATTTTAGTGCAGCATTACACATTTTAGGAGGTCAATATTCAGGCTGGATAACTGAGATAGGAGGCAGACCCCTTAGTAAAGCCGAAAGAGACTTAATTCCTACGCATCATGAAGATTTTGCCGCAGCTATGGCTGCCAGAGCAATTAATCTTGATATTGATAAAACTCTTGAGGAAATAGAGGAAGGAAAAGGCGTTACCTCTCGTGGTAAGAGCATAATGTATGGTAAATTAAATGCCATGCTACAAAAAGCCGCCCAAACGTATGATACTGGACAATCTGCTCAATCTCAAGTTGGTGGGGATGGAGAGGGTGATGGATCGGAACTTGGAGATCAACTTGCAGATCGTCCTGATCCTTTGTCTGCTTCTGGTGAAGGAAAATTAAAAAAGGGTGCAAATACAAAATTAAAATCAGATGTATGGCATAATAAATTCCAATTAAGTCTGTTCAAAAGATTAAACAAAAATGATGAAAAGTTCTTAAAGGAACACTTAAGCGAAATTGAGGATAAACTCAGTAGAATAAAAGCCAAATACTTAGATGACGAAATTAAAAAATTCACAAAACCTGGAGCAATAATTACTCCAGAAGTTAAAGTTCAGTTTGAAAAAAGTGCTGAAGCTAAAGCATTAATGGTTTTAATACCACATCTTGAAAAAGAACACAACTTCAAATTTATGGCAATTAAAACTGCTCCAGATTTAGCACAAGCATTACAAATGATTCGTAGTTTGGGGTCTCGTGGAGGAGAAGTAGAAGACGCTAAGACTTTAGATCAATTAATAGATCTATCTGATTATAGTCCTGGTGTTTACAGTGGATCAGCAGGTGTCACTGAAAAAGAAAATAAAACTAAAAAATTAAAAGAATTTGCTGATTCTTTAACACTTTCTAATGATGATGATGATGAAGAGACGCAATCAATCGATGTACTCGATTGGATTGATAAAGCAAATGAGGATGGTTTAACTGCCAAAGAAATAGAGATAAAAATTGTACCTACTTTATTGGCTATTAAAACAGCCTTTGCTGATGGTGGAGTAGATAAGCAAGATATGCAAATCTATTGGGTCAAAGCAATAAAAGAAATTAAAAATGAATTGAATAATCTTGAACCCTCGGCTCCACAAACACCTCCCCAGACCCAGACACAAAAGCCAATACAAGCTGGTAGAAGCGTTATGGATGATCCAGCAGTTGCCGATGCAAAAGAACAAATCAAAAAGAGATACACTTCATTGTTAAGCAATCCTCATATAGCCGCAGGAATGGCAAAATGGTCTCCTCAAGATATGAACAAGTTCCGTAATGCAATTCACAAATGGGGTGCAATTACTAAAAATGACGCCGAGGCACAAATGATGTACCGAAAATTGATTGAAATTCTTCAATCACAAGGGGTCAAAGTAGAAATGTCTTTGCCAATGGGATATCCCCCATATGGTAATAGAATTCGTCAAGCTTTAGGAAATTGTGCCAATGTATGGGGTGTTCCTAATCAGTCTACAGGAGTTGGCCCAACTGAAAAACCAATTCAAAATTGGACTAAAAAATTCAAATCTCTTAAAGAGTATTTGCAAGAACATGAATTAGATGGCTATAAACAAATGCTAAGAGAAAGAGTAGAAAAAGCAATAAATGGCAAATAGTCTTTTTGAAAATATTTATAATTTTCCTAGTCAAAGACTTAAAGTATACGTGTCGGAAATCTTAAAAAATAGATATCCTAAACACGAACAAATACTTGAGAGAATAGCTCCAAGTTTAGTTTTAGACAAAGATGTGCAGGCATTTGCAGATTTAATAGTAGAGGTCTATGAACTTGGATATCTCAAAGCAATAACTGATTATGAAAAAGAAATTAATAAATTGGGATACAATGTAAAAATTGTCCCTCCCGAAGAACTTAAAGATACACCTAAAATTTTTAAGTGAAATCTGGCGTTATGTCTGAGGGAATGGCGTTATGTAAATAACCTCCTTCATTTTCTTGTTTTTGATTAACCTTCCACCATCTTTTGTCACGATTTGCAGGATAAATTACTGAATTTGATTCAATTTCTATGTTTGTCCAGAAAACTATCATAAAATCATTCTGTTCCAGAATAACCGCCTCAAACAAAAATGGTTTGCCCCAACTACTGACTAATTTGGTCTCTCCATAAAGCTCATCTACTCTTTTTTCTATTTTAGTTGGAAGACAATGAATTCTAGTTATCTTATTGTCAATAGACCATTCATTGCTTTCAATTTTTTCTACTATCTTCGATTCTGGCTGTGACTCTGATTCTGGCTGTGACTCTGGCTGCTCTATCTCTTTGACTTTAAAATCACTCTTTTTAGGAACAACTACCTGGGGTTTTTCTTTTACTTCAGGTTCCCATTTAAAATTGTGTAAAACAAAATCTTTAAAATGCTCTTGTTCTTTCATTAAGGGATTTGGACCTTCTAAAATATACTCAGACCCATTTAAATTATAGATAGTCATACTATAATATATATTCTCCTAAAAAATTAAAAGAACATATTGAAAACCATCCAAATTGGCAAAATGCAAAAAACACAGATTGGCATCTGGATCATATATTTCCAATCAAAGCATTTATTGATTATAGAATAAATGATTTAGAAAAACATAAATAGATAGAGGGAAAAAATATGACTTATGGTTTAGTTGTGCCTAGTGCATCCGAAACACTGTTGTTGCAGTATATTTTACACACAATCTCTGCTGATGATCCAGTGTTGTGGTTATACAGCAACAATATAATCCCTAGTAGCACTAGTGTTTTGAGTGATTTTATTGCAATTCCATCTACCAATATTGTTTTAGATCCATTGACTTGGATTTTCACAAATGGATCGGCAGAATATCCAACACATATATACACTTTATCTCCTGGTACGACCGTTTGTGGATATTATGTTACAAATAATGCTGGAACATCGTTGCTTTGGGCACAAAGATGTTTCTTTGCCCCAGTGAGTATTACAGTCGCCGCAAATGTTTTCTCAGTAACTCCCAGGTTTAATGCCCAAAGTGTGAATTAAGGAGAACTATGACAATTTACAACAATGACGGAACTCCATATGAACCAACGGGAAGTTTGAGACAGTTTGATCCAGCTTCACCTGAGCATGACTTATTTAATACTTGGGACGAAGAACTCATAAAAATAGCAGGAACGCCCCTTTTTTATTATGAAGTTTTTATTCAGCAGCAAACCATAGACCCTATTTATGTTGAGGATAGAGGAAAGCTTTGGTCTCCAAACCCTATTGCCCTCTATTGTTACTACGAACCCATTCCTTCCAAGAACGATTTGACTAATTTCGGAATAGATGCCCCTGATGAAATGATATTTGAGCTAAACTATCGTGCAGTATTAAGGGCAGTTGGTCACCCTCCCAAGATAGGATCTAGAGTTTTTACTCCACATTTGAGCGAGAATTGGGTTATTATTCAAAGAAATCTTGGCCAGTTTAAAAAATGGGGTGCTGTACGGTTAGAATTAATTTGCCAGAGATTTCAAGAGTCTACGACTACTGGTGAGGGAAATGTTACACAAAAGCAACCAGACTTTACAATTGACGAAACTCTTCGTTAACCAATTGATAATTTGGAGAATGCACATTAACAAATAATCTTAATGGGACTTTTGGTTTGGTCAAAATAGTCTTTTGTTTACAAATGTAGTTTACTTTTTTATTTGATTTTTGGACTTTAACTATGTGTTTCTTCATTCTTATATTAATAAGAGTAATAATAATATATAGAGAATAGGTAAATTTATGGACCAGATGGAAAATTCAATAAATAACGAGCAATCGTTAAATCCTTGCAACGAAAAAAGCCCGTTAATAAATAAGTTGGTTTTTGATCCACCTCCTACCAAGTGTCCTCAAGATCCAGTAGAGACTTTAAAAGAAACTAGTGGGCCATTTTCATCTTGGTTTGATCAGGAATCAGAAAACATTGGTCGCAAAACTGGATTAGGACAAGAGGATAACTGTGATCCTATTATGACGGGTCAAATTGTAAATGATGCCAGAAAGCCTAATCCACAAATGGCTTACAGATATGCGAGGAGTATTAGAGGCACAGATGAGGCTGTAATGGATCTTTTTAGAAACTTAGTTGTTATAGATGAAAATGGAAAACAACATGCGGTTCCAATTATTTGGGCTAGTCAAGAAAAAGCAGTTGCATTTGTAATACAAGAAAATACCAGAAAAGACAATACATTGGTTGTTGATCGAATTAGGTTGCCTTTATTAGCCATTCAACAATCAGACATTCAGTTTAATCAAGACCGTTACACTTATAGTGCAGCTAAGAACTTAGGTAGAAGTTTAACGCCAGATGGGAAGCCTGGATTTACTATTGATGAGGTAGGTCGCAAACGATCTACGATATTTGGGATTACTAGAGGCATACCTGTTGATGTCAGTTATACATTGTATCTTTGGACGTTATATCTTGAGGATGCAAACCAGATTTTAGAGCAAATTTTTCTAAAATTCAATCCTGTCGCATACATAAATGTTAGAGGAATTTGGTGGGAAGTAATAGTTAGATTGGAATCAGTTGGTAATAATATTGAGAGTGAGGTGGGTGACCAAGCGATCAGAGTTATTAAATTTCAATTTAATATGACGGCAGAAAGTTATATAGCTCAACCAATTGAGAGAAAAAAAGCTGTTTTAAAAATGACCCAAGAATATGTAAATGCGACTGCGGAGGAAGATATAACAAGCGTGCTTGAAAAAATTGAAATCGCAGTTAGGGAAACATAAATGATAGAGATAATTAATAAACAAAAAGGCCCAGTGCAGATTTTAATTAGGTCTAGAGTAAGGCCGAGGTCATTTACCACTTTAAATATACCTGGAGTTGGTTCAGGAAAAAATATTTATTTGCTAGAAGATGAAAGGGCAACTGAATATATATACCGTGTAGAAAAATTAGGTTTAATATCTACAAGAAAAGTAAATAGGTTAACAAAGGGAGAATAATATGGCATTAAATAGTACGTTACCTCCGTCTAACACAATTTCGCCAAGTGTGAGAATAACAGAGATAGATGAAAGTCTTTATGCCCCAGGGACTACATTTCATAAAGCTGGGTTGGTTGGATTTGCAAGTAAAGGTCCAGTTGGAATTCCTACGCAAATTTCCTCATTAGCACAATTAACAAGTGTATTTGGACATCCTCATCCTGAAGTAGGTGATCCTTACTTGCTTTATGCTGCTCAGCAATATCTTACGCTTGCGAACGAACTTTGGGTTGTACGTGTGGCTGATACTAGCCCAACAAGTTGGGAAGCTGCTGGACTTGCACAAGTGGATGTTCCAGCGGTTGGAGGTCAAGTTTTAGTTGAATCTGAAGTTGAAGAGGCGATTTCTGCATGGGCAGATACAGAACAAACAGTGCCAGCCATGAGTGCTACAGGCAACTATAGTTTTGAATATGATGCTTATTTTAGCTGGAGATTAAATGGCGTATTGGCCAGCAAAACCTTACAGGTTCTAGCCAACTCTAAGAGATTGGCTCCATTAACAGGTTTGGTTTATACAGCCAATCAATTGGCCGCTGATTTAAATGCACAATTAAACGAAGCAGATGGAATTGAATTTTGGGTAGATCCAACTGAAGCTGTTGGACACAGGAAGATTTCAGTATTTGCAACCAATTCATTTGGTCCATCCTCATCAATTGAGTTTGTTTCTGTAATGAATTCTGCTTATGGTGGTCCAACTGTTGCTAATGGTGGAACAAATGTTATTGGTTTTGGAACAGATATGACCAGAGCCATTGTAACAGGTCAATATGATGGTTATCCATCTGTTGGATCTTTACACGCATCAGGACAATGGGATTTTACTTCTTTAAGC